TTAGCCGCTCCAGCAGGCGCTTTGCCTCTACCCTTAAACGTGCGACCAAAGACCTACGCAGGTATTCTGGTGATTTCTGGGATGACGACTTCAAGAAGCTATACCGCCCAGGCAAGAAACGTGTAAACCTTTCACTGAACAACTGGAACGTTATTTGCAACGCCATTGCTTCCCCGATGTCCGCAAGCCCGTGGCATACGGAATTGAAGAACAAGGAAGACGGCTATGAAGAGTTGCAGAATGCCATTGACGAACTGGAAGCAAAGAACGATGTGAAGACCGCATTGCTCGATGCATTCCGCAAAGCCGTGCTTACGGGCTACGGCTTTCTCGTGGTTTCCACTGATGTTGACCCGTTTAGCGGTGAACCAACTGTTGTTCTTGAAAGCGTGAAGCACTTGCAGTCAGTGGCTATGGACCCGTCCATTTGCACGGTCAATGGCGAAGACGCCGAAGAAGGCGCCATCGTCAACTACATTTCCTTGAAGAAAGCCCGCAGGATTTACGGTGAAGATGTGGCTCCTTTCGACTATCCGAGAAGTGCAGCAGCCCTTAACTTCGGCGAATCCGAACAGTGGGCTTGCCCGTCAGACCAAATAGCTGTTGTGTCATATTATGTCAAGGAAGATGCAGGAGTCCACTTCTACAAGATTTGCGGTGATAAAGTTGTCCAAAGCGAAGTGCTCCCGATAAAGTACATTCCGATTGTTCGTATCGCAGGCAACGAAGTTTACGACAAGGATAACATCAACTACAACGGAATCATTCAGCAGACGCTTAACTTGGAACTGGGCGCCAACGTGGCTTACTCTACGCTTATCGAAAGATGCGGGCGCTCGGTAAAGGCCAACTACCTTATCCATGTTTCGGCACTTGATGGATGCGAAAGAAGCTATCAGAACGCTGACAATGACGACGCTGTCGCAGTTACTTGGAATGGAGACCACCAGCCTGTTCCGCTTGTTGAGCAGTTCCAAACGGGCGACCTGCAGAGCGTAATCACTACGACCAGAACTCTTATGGAAGACGTGGTTGGTGTTCCGCTTACTGGTATTCCGCAGGGAACGCCAGAACGCACAGCTACGGAAATTCTCCGTCAGCAAACCAGCAAGGAAGCCAACACTGCAAGCTATTACCAGAACGCATTTTCTGCTTGCAACATGTTGTCCAGAATCTTCATCGAACTTCTCAATGGCGGTGAAGACTTGCGTTTCACTTTGGAGAACGGACCTAGCGTAGTTACAAGACAAATGAAGGCCCGTCAAGAGCTGACGGCTTTGTCCACAATCACTCCTGACGAATTGAAGCCGATTATCGCCAAGTTCTTCGCTGATACGCTGGAAGATGATGTTGGTAAGGATTTGAGCCGCAACATCGTGGCCAACTTGCCGAAGGATGTCCAGTTCATCGAAGATTCCGAAATCGACCCGCTTGCAGTCCATCAGCTTGAACAAATGAAGGCTGTTGTCGAGGAAATGCAGTTGCAGCTTGACCAGCAAATCCAGGCCAATGGCGAATTACAGAAGCAGCTTGATACTGCTGAAATCAGCATGATGGAAAATCGTGAACAACGTATCTTGGATTGGCAGAAGTTCGCTGTTGCTGAACAAGACCGCATGGCTCTTGAAACCGCCAAGCTCCAAAAGGATGGTGCTGTTGATGCCGCCCAGTTGCAGCTTGATGCCCAGAAGCTGATGGTTGAAGCTGAGAAGAATCAGGCCAAGGCCCAGAACGATACTGATAAGGTAATGCTTGAAGCTCAGAAAACTTCCGAAGCATTGACGAAAGCCGAGGATAGTGGATATGAGCAGGGCGTAAACGATGGAGTAGACGCAGCTTATGGCAATCCAGTTTAACGCAGGGAACGTACTCCACAACTACAACTTCAACTATGCGAACCGCAGGGCCGCACGGCGTCAAACCGAGGCCCAGCGGGACCGTGTATTCGCTAAATACCAATCACTTGTTGGTACTGTCTTCAAGAATAGTTTGGCTGCAAGGAGAGCCGCAAATGCGGAACTTAACGACCCGATGAAGACGCCCGAGTATTGGGACAAGGATACGAAGCCGAGAAAGGAACTGAACATCACTTCTAGCTGCTTTGCCAAGGTAATCCCGAGCGCAGGCGGCGTGTTCCTTTATTTTAGAAGTAATCCAGAAAAGGCATATTTTTATCCTGCAGCAGGCACGACAGCGGAAACCGCAAAGCGAGTCGAGAAGCTTGTATCTTCACCGTCATTAGGTATAGCCTATCACAAGTATTGGGGCGCCCAGAACGGTGCAAAGAAAGTTATGTCAAAATCTGGCAAGTCTTATCGTTATGTGCTTAATAACGGGAAGACCCTTAATTTCGACAGAATTAAGACTCCGAAAGTTTAGTGATATACTTATTCCACACAAAGGCGTGAAAACGGTCACGCCATCGAGAAAAACCCACCGTTATAGAAGGATACCAAACCTATGAGCATAAGTTCAGAACAGGCAATGAAGATGGTTGACGAGAAGATGGCCCGCGAATCCGAAAACTCGAAAACGGAAGAGAAGCCAACGGAAGTCAAGGAACCGTCTACAACTGGCCCCGAGGCCCCGCAAGAAAAGGAAACCGAAGAGAAGAAGGAAGAGCCGCCAAAGGCTGATGACAAGCCGAAGGAAGAGCCGCCTAAACCAGAGGAAACCAAAGCGGAAGACAAGCCGAAGGAAACCCAGTCAGAGGACAAGAAGGAAGACAAGAAACTCCCGCCCTCAAAGCGTTACACAAAGGAACAGCGGATTGCCCATTCTTTCGCAATCGAAAAGCGTAAGAGGCAGCAAGCCCAAGACCGTGTAAAAGAGCTTGAAGCAGAACTCGAAAAGATTAAGGGCCTTAAACCGTCCGATTTCGGTGATGACGTTGAAGCCTACACATCATATCGTCTTGAAGAACAAAAGAAGAGGGACGAAATTGAGCGTCGTAAGGAATTCATCGAACAGTCCGAAAAGGAAGAAATGGCGAAGGAAACCGAGCGCAGGGTAAGCATGTGTTTCCCTGACGAAAACGACCGAGCGGATTACGAAGAGCTTATCGCAAGCCGTGGCCGTGAGTTCTATGAGGCGTTGCAGGAATTCGACCCGAAAGGCGTCGTGCTTGATTACCTGAATGGAGTTGAAGAATACCCGAAAGTTCTCCGTGAGCTGATGACTAACCCGAAGAGCCTTTCTTACGTTTTCCGTGATAAAGACCCTTACGAACTTCGTCACAACTTGCATATCTTCACGAAGGAATTCCTTGCTGGAAATCCAGCAGTACCCGAAGTGAAGACAAACGAAAAACCTGAACAACCGCCCGCACCGAAGCCAGCTATCCCTGTTATTGGAAAGCAAGTTACGGCACAGGCGAAACCCACCGAGCCCGTGCATGACCGCGCATACTGGAATGATTACTTGCGCAAGCACCCGAACGGTTAACCTTTTATAACAATGGAGTTGCATTATGGCAAACGAATTTAAAACCTCCCGCAAGACCGAGCTTGTAGCCCTCCGTGCGGCTGAATCTGCTGGCTACCTCACCGTTGGTTCTCGTAAGTATTTCAAGGACCAGTTGAAGCACAAGAGAAATGGAACCGCATTCGATTATGTTATTCGTGATGCGGGTGAATACCAACGTGGTATCGACCTTTCTTCTGGTGGCCCGTCCAACCTTGTCGAAAAGAAAGTCACGAAGACCCTCAATGTTGGTAACGTCATGATTGCTACCAACCTTATCGAAAAGGTCACTGACGTGGAATGGGATAAGGAAGTTGCAAAGCCGCAGGGCAAGAAGCTCATCAATGGTGTTGTTAACGATACCATCAACGGCTTCAAGGGCAAGACTGTTGACGGTCAGACCGTTACGACTTATGACGGCGACTTTGGCTGCCAGAACACTGCATTCGCAGGTATTGGTTATGGCCCGCTCACCGACGCTACGAATTTCCTCGCTTCCGTTTCTGACGAAAGCCAGTACATGTTCATCAACCCGATGGTGAACTCCAAGCTGTCCAACGCAGGCGACGCTTTCAAGCCGACTTCTGCTGACCCGATTTTCTCCAAGGGCCTCATTGGTAAGCTTGGTGAAACCGAAGTCCGTACCAACCAGTTCCTCCCGCTGGTAATCATCCCTGCTGCTCTTGCCGCTGACTATGCAAACATCACTGCTGTTGCATACGCAGAATCTGGCAACAACGACGGCCTCGCAACGCTTACGTTCACAGGCATGACCCAGAAGTTCCCGAAGGGCTCCGTGGTCTGGATTGATGGCGCCTACGCTGCTGACCTTGTTGGCGACCGCACAAGTTCTCTCCGTGCATTCATTGCTGTGGAAGATGGTGCTTCTGCTGGCGTGATGGTGGTTAAGGCCCTTTCTCAGGAAGACTGGATTGGTGAAGGCACCAAGGTTATTTGTAAGGCTGATGGCTCCGCTTTCGGCACGACCAAGGCTGGTGCTATCTCCGCTTTCAACACCGCAGCTTCTGTTTCTGGTGCTGTGATTGGCTTGGAAGCTGGTAAGTACTTCTCTGGCCTCGTCCGTCTTGACGGTGCTATGGAGTTCGAAACGCTCGACGAAATCGACGCTTCCAACGCTGACACCGAAAGGGCTGACAACGAAGGCATTGTGGTCTTCCAGAACCGTGCTATCGATACCATCAAGGGCTCCAACGTTACTCGTTGGACCACGACTACGATGGCTGGTATTGTTGAACCGAGAGCTGTTGCACTCGTACTCGTCAAGGATGCGGATGTCAACAAAGTCAAGATTGTTCAGTAATCATCACAATCCTCAATCAAGAAAGGCGGGCCGATTGACCCGCCTTTTCGTTTATATAAAATTCGTGTTTCTGACTTTACCATCCCCAACACTGTCCATGTACTCGGTAAACGCATCATCTATCGCCTCGTCTATCGCCTCTTGCTTTCGCCTATCCGAGTATCGCTTCTTGTAGTATCGCAGCACAGCAATGTACATGCTTCGGTAGATATAGCTATACGGCTTCACCCCGTCTTTGATGTGGCTCAAGGCGCCCCAACCGTCCATAAACATAAGGTCAGTTACGCCCTCCATTTCTTCCGACCCTTGTGGATTGACTTTCGGGTTTTCCAGAACTATGTTCATCATCGTCATGACATAATCTGACAGCCTGCACTCTTCCTTATAGGTCAGCGCCTTGGCGTTATATTTCCCTACGAGTTCGGTAAAGTCCGTCATGTCGATATCATAGCCTTTCACAAATTCGGGGTCAGTATGGCTTATCTTGTTGCTCCTTTTGCGGTCAACGTGCTTCCACTTCAATGTCTCCATAATCCTCTCTCCTATCGTTGTACATCCATAGTTTATATGATGACGACGATACTTATTATACCGTAAAAATACATTATTTCAATGCCATCCGCTACGCTTTGGAGGAAAGGTTCTATGGCACTAAATTATCTACTTGACCCGATGTTCCAAATCGAGAACACTGCGGGAAAGCCTGCCACTGACGGCTGGCTCGAAGTTTACATTCACGGCACTCGCACAAAGTATTACTGTGCGTCAAATTTTGACGGGACTCTTCATCCGTTTAAGATTAAGCTTGACAGCCTTGGCTCCAACATCGTTCTTGCTGACGACGGCCAAGCATACGACGTTTACGCTTACAACCGCTTCGGCTCCCTTTTGATGAGCCGCTATAACGTGCAGCCTGGAAAGGGCGGCTCGGGTTCTGGTGGTATCGTAAGCGAACTGGAACACTGGCTTGGCGGATACGGCCCTACCTATATGCCGTTCCCTGGTGATAATATGGGCCATACTCTTGGCATCAGCACAGGGCGCCTACAAGGAAGCGGAGAAGTCGATTATGTTGGCGACTTCATTGACCGCATAGAAACTTGTCCGTATCCTGATGGTGTTTACGATGGCTACATCTACTTGAAGCCTGGTCTTTATTACGTTGACTGTATCATCCGCTATCAGCAAGACTCCGAAAGCCTTTCCAACACTTTGGACGAAATTCTGGTCTATACTGGATACGGAAACGCCAATGAATCGTTGGCCTATCAGTTCGATTCTACTGGCCCCGAGGCAACTGGAAACCGCCATAACGTGCGTGTTTCGTTTGTCCGCCATGTTACGGAAAACGAGGGAAGCATTCTGTACTTCGCTCCTGCAACTCCAGTCAACTGGAAAGAGGCTTACATCCAGAAACTGCAAATCGTCAAGCTCAACGGCGCAAAGGGACAGCGTGGCGAGACAGGTGCTACGGGTGCTGACGGAAAATCTTCGTATGAGGTTTGGCTGGAGGCTGGCAATACTGGAACGGTTGAAGACTACCTCGAAGACATCAAGGGAGCCACGGGTGATACAGGTGCAACAGGAGCAACAGGTGCTACTGGGGCAACGGGTGAGACTGGTGCTTCCCTTACGTGGGATGACCTGACCGAGGAACAGAAAGCCGAACTGAAAGGTGATACAGGAGCAACTGGTGCAACGGGAGCCACGGGTGCGACTGGTGCATCACTCACGTTCGATGACTTAACCGAGGAGCAGAAGGCTGAACTTAAAGGGGCCACAGGTGCGACAGGCGCGACAGGAGCTACGGGTGAAAAGGGCGATACGGGCGACACAGGAGCAACTGGTGCTACTGGCCCCAAGGGTGATACAGGTCCTAAGGGCGATACAGGTGCAACAGGAGCAACTGGTGCTACTGGCCCCAAGGGTGATACAGGTCCTAAGGGCGATACGGGCGCTACTGGTGCAATACCGTTTACAATCCCGTTTGTTGCTGGCGACGGCATCATAATGGAAATCGATTCTGACGGCGAGGAAGACAAGGTTATAATCTCGGTTGACCCCGATTCCGTCCCTCCTGGAGAAACGGGTGCCACGGGAGCTACTGGAGCAACAGGAGCCACAGGCGCTACGGGAGCTACGGGAGCAACAGGTCCAAAAGGTGAAGATGGTATCATTGGCCGTGATGGTGCAACAGGTGCAACGGGCGCAACGGGTGCAACTGGTCCCAAAGGCGACACTGGTCCACAAGGCCCAAAGGGTGACACAGGCGAATGGGGAGGCGAAGTTGACCAAACCTACAATGCAACATCTTCCAACCCCCAGAGTGGAACCGCAGTTGCAGAAGCGGTTGCAACCAAGGAAGACAAGTTCGATGCTGGTCCAGGACTAGAATTCACCGATAGCGATGGAAACAGGGTTCTACAAGTTGAAGGCCCAGTGGATGTCGTGGCTGGCCCTGGCATCGTGATTGACAATCCCGATGGAAACACGCTGAGAATAAGTGTTGCTCAGAATATCGAGACTGTGCTGTATGAGAACTCAACAACTGGTACTAGCGGAGCACATTCTGTAACATTGTCTGAATCGCTGTACAACTTTGAGCTTGCAAGGGTTGTTGTCTGCGACGATGCTAAGCATTACGGTGTGATTTACATGGATATGACTGTTTCTCCTACTAATGGGGCATGCTCTGTTCCGTGGAATGATGGTCTAAGAACGCTATTCGTAGAAACTTCTAATGGTACGACATGGACTTCTGGCGGTAAGCAGAACTGGGGTGGAGATGGTGGCGACATGGGTGCTGTCGTAAGTATCAACAAGGTAACAGGCATCCACCGTATTTCAGGAGGTAACTAATATGCCAGAAAATAATCAAATGATGTCACTAGAAGGCCAACTCGTGGGCATGCCACTTGCTGGTCCAGAATCCTTTTCGCAACAGCAGCTGGAATACTTGAAGCGTGCGCTCGGCGTGGATGAGACCTTGCTGTGGAGCGGTGTTTCATTAACCGCAACATTGAGTGAATTACCTACCAACTTTGAGCGTATTCGCATTGAATTTGGGACGCCTGTTGTAAATACAGGGGAAAACATAGGTCGTGGGTGTATTGAAGTTTCGATGAACTTTGTGGACACTTCCAATGACGGAAGTATCTTCCTATCAACTTTCTTCAACGGAGACGGACAGAATCACAACCCATACTACACCTCAGGATTTGTTATCGGCGCAAGAACAAAGAACTGGGCAACTGCCTGGACAGCGTTTGGCCAAGTGTTTGGTACGACCAAGAACACCGGAAGTTCTTGGTTCCGCTTAAACAAGGTCGTCGGCATCCACCGTATCGCAGGAGGTAACACATAATGACCGCAATCAATTCAAACAGAGCAATTAGAGGCCCAGTGACAGCCGTCCCAGTCGTTGCAGGCAAGGGTGTAAGAATCGTTCCTGATGTAGAGAATAACAGGTTCGTCGTAGAGGCGGATGAAACCGTGCTGTGGGAAGGTGCCTGTCTTACACAAGGAGGAGCTGCAGCAACTTTGTCTGAAGCAGCATCTAACTTCGAGAAGATTGCCGTGTATGCTGTTCCAAACGCAAGCACCTATTTTAAGTACCCTCAAATTTTTACATACGATGGAAGTTGCACTATGGGTGCATACATATGTCCGTTCATGACTCCTGAAAACAAAGGTAGTTTCAGCTACGGTCGTTGGGTAATAACAAACGGCACGTCATTCAACCTTAGTGACGCTGGTCAAACTGATTCCTACCCAGCAATTAATTTCGATAATTCATACGGCGGTATTGTCAAAATCGTAGGTATAAACCGCATCGCTTCCAACTAGGAGAAAATGACTTATGAAAATGCCACTTACACACGCTGATTTATTGCTCACGATTGCCAAGGGCGACACTGGAGCCACTGGCGCAACGGGAGCGACTGGTGCCACTGGACCCAAAGGAGACACTGGTGCCACAGGCGCCATGGGTGCCACAGGAGCAACAGGAGCCACAGGTGCTACTGGTGCAGCCATTACATTTGACGACCTTACGGAAGAGCAGAAAGCTGAACTTAAAGGCGCCACGGGCGCCACTGGTTCCACAGGTGCAACAGGTGCTGACGGTGCTTCCGCATACGACATATGGCTGCAAGAGGGAAACACTGGCACAATCGATGACTTCCTTGCTAGCATTGTTGGTGCTACTGGAGCAACGGGAGCAACTGGTGCGACGGGTCCTGCTGGACAGGACGGAAACGTTTCCTTTGACGAATTGACACCTGAACAAATAGCCCAGCTCAAAGGAGACACAGGTGCGACAGGAGCAACTGGTGCCACTGGCGCAACAGGACCATCTGGACCAGTAATGGACACTGTTCCTCTTGTTGGTGGAACTGGAATTATCGTGGAAGAAATAAACGGTGAAGTAAAGGTTTCGTTGATAAACCCAGACGTTCGTTTGGGACCAACAGGTGCAACAGGGCCCGCTGGCCAAACAGGCGCTACTGGCGCAACAGGAGCAACTGGTGCAACTGGGCCGAAAGGTGATACTGGTGAAGCCGCATCATACAATAGCCTACCTATTGTTGCAGGTACTGGAATTTCTATAACTGTATCTAATGGTCAGCTTGTAATCAGCCTTGCTTAGTGAGGTGATATGACACCAATTTCTTTTAATAACAAGGCACTGAGCAGAACGGTGGATAGCTATGGCTACCATGCGGGAGGACGTGCAATATGGCTTCCTGCATCCACTGATGGACTCCCGAGGTACTTTCACGGAAGCGATGTGTGGACAGATGGTACTGACATATACTGGGCAACTTCAAATTGTTTCACATACAAGCTTGACAAGTCAACTAATACATGGAGCGAGGTGTATGTAGGGTTTGCTACTGGAAGTGGCCACTATAGCGTATTCAAGGATGGAACGACAATATATGCATGCTACATCAACGGAAATGCATACCGTGTATACCAGTTTGATTACAACACAAAAAGATTTTCCACATACTATGACCAGGATTATCCGACACAAGCTCCTGATATATGGTACAATGGAGGTGATATCTACTATTCGATGAACACTGGTATAGTTGGAGACCCTGCACACAACCTGATATGGAACAGGTCTACTCACAAGTGGGAGCCAGTACCCATGTACTTCAATCCATCGTTGCACGGCACTTATGGACTTGTAGGAAATGCTGTATGGAACTACAAAGGAGATTCATATGTCGGTGACTGGGACTACGATGGTAACTTTCTTCGACTATATAAATTCAACCATTCTACATCTACATGGAACGAAACTTCATGGAACGGATACTGTGATGTACAAGGTATTGATATGTGGACTGACTACAACGGTGTAGTGAGATGCCGAAGCCATGGCGTACAGTACAGGATTGACCCCTCTACTGACCAATGGTTAGTTGACAACAATTACCTTGTACTTGCCAATCCGCCTACTGGCTACGCTGTATGGAACGACGGTGACAATATATTTTATTCGTACTATGATTCATTCTACAACAATCATAACTACATCCTTGTGAGGCAATGATGGCAACTATTCTTACATATGACGGGCGACCATTAGATATTGGTAAGGCTGTAAGCTTCATTGGTAAAAGAACAAAGACTTGGACTGGTCTGTATCCACAAGGCCGATATGTATGGCAAGTTGGAGACCATGTATATTACTCCAATGGAGATACACAGTACGAACTAAATGTAGATACTTCTACATGGACTGCAAAGACATGGAACATTTCTATTGGCTTCTACGGAAATTGCGTCTGGACAGATGGTACTGACACCTATCTGTCTAACGGAAGTTACCAATATGTTTTTGACCCAAGCAATGTAAAATGGATAGGAAAGAGATGGAATGGGCTTAGTAGCATAACAGGGTGGTACATTTGGAAATATGGAAATGCTATATACTATTCTGATGCGGCAAACCAGTATGAATTAGATGTTAGTACGGCAACATGGTCTCCAAAGACATGGACTGGGTTAACCTCTTTTGATGGGCGAGATGTGTGGTCTGATAAGTTCGGACGTAAATATTATTCTAAGGCAGGTTCACAGTATGCACTAACAGTAAATTCATGGTCAACCAAGTCATGGAGTGGAGTAAACTCATATTACGGAAGATATGTATGGGAGCACGATGGTTATATATATTTATGTGATACCGATGGTCACCAGAATGTTCTTAACAGTGATTCCACAAAATGGATTAGCACAAACTTTGGTATCTCCCAAATGGCTGGCGACAATGTATGGGAATTAAATGGAAAAACTTACTACTCAAATTCGTATGGCACCCAGTATGAGCTTCTATTCATTGACAAAGACGCATACAACTTCATCTCGTATACCTAAGGAAATGCTATGATTTCACTCACAATCAACATCTGGTGGACACTTTACCTGGCAATAGCCATAACACTAGCGGCCTGATTCATGGGCCAACGCAAAAAATAAAAGGAGAGAGCTTATTATGAAAATTCTTATTGCTATTCCTTGTTCAGACACCATCTGTCCTGAAACTTTCCGTTCTATTTACGGACTTGACCGCTGTGGTCACTGGTGTCTTTTCGATTTCATTCGTGGCTATGACTGCGCATCGGCCCGCAACAGGATTGCCGATGAAGCTATATCCATCAATGCCGACTACGTTCTGATGGTCGATGCGGATAATGTTATACCTAGCAATGCGTTGAAGTTGATGCTTGAAAATCCTGTCGATGTATGTCTGAGCTTCTATGCACATCGGACGACTGACGGTACATACAAAGGAAACACCAACATCTGCCGACTGTATAAGCTTGACGGTACGGAGTATTTCAGCTTTCCACTGGAATCAGAATACACGGCACAGGAAATCGAAAAGATGGCAGCAGAAGGTGCCACCAAGATAAGGGTTCACGGGGGCGGCCTTGGCTGTGCCTTAATAAAGACCGATGTCTTCAAGAAGCTTGGCTATCCATACTTCAAGTGGGTCAACTACGAGGATGAAAAGAGAAGCGTGCTCGGGGAAGACCTGTTTTTTGCATGCAAGTGCAAGGAAAAGGGAATCCCTGTCCATGCCGATGTCAGGGTCAAGAGTGGCCATGTTTTCCGTTATGTACAAACTGTGGTTTAAGTATGTTCTTCAATCCTAGGAGTAAACCATGCTAGAAAATCCAGAATTCATCGCAGCCGTTATAGCAGTGCTTACTGGCTTCGCAAGCTTGCTCACCGCCATCGGACTCTACATTAAAAGCAGAGCCGAGTGTAGCTCTATTCGTGAAGAGCGGAAGGCTACCAAGACCGTGCGTGATGATGACTCGCAGAAGATGCACGACGATATCTTGAAGCTGCAATTCCAAGCGCAGCAGAACAAGGATAACATCGGACTGCTGTTCACGCAGCTTGCTGATAGCAACAAGCAAATTTCACTTTTGACACAACAGCTAGCACAAGTTCTAGTGAAGATGGACAACGTAATCACTACCTTGCAAGAGCTGAAGGAGGACTTCAAGAATGCCTAATCCTAAACAATATCATGTTGTGGCCAACATGCCGCAAAACTTCACGTCAACCGAAAAGGCCCAAGCCCGCTCAAACATCGGAGCCGCAGCACCTTATGTTGCTGGAAACAACATAACGATTGAGGGCAACGTAATCAATGCGGACAATGGAACAGATGAGTTCGTGGTTGAGTACGGAACTACCACTTACGACCAAATCACCGAGGCCCTTACTGCTGGCCATTCTTTGCGTATGATTAAGACCGATAGCCCCGAGATGATTGAGAGTGCAGTTTACGGCGGTTTCAATGTTTACCCAGACGTAAACGAATACCACTTCTTCTCGCTTGGGGCTGGTGGTCAAAGATACGTCTTCTCGGTGAACAGTGATGACGAGTGGAACATGCTGGCCCCAGTGGACTACGAGGGAAAGGTGTTCTTCGCCGAATACGGACGGACATCTTTCATGCAGGTGCAGGGAGCTATCTTGCAGAAGAAGTATGTTGTTGCTGTTGACGGAACTACCTACTACTCGCTCAATCACGCCTTCAATGACCGCTTCGTATTCATGGGCAAGCTTTCGCTTGTTGCAAATGTGGACAACTTTGTTGAGCTGAATGCAAACGACGAGTGGTCTAGGACATCGGCAGCACTCGCCGTCACTACATTTACTGCGTTTGGCGGGGTTACTACAACGGATGCCTATAACGATGTTGGCCATACCAATTCTTTCGCAGTGGGTCAAAAGGGGACTCATGGCGGACTTCTGGATATCGGTATCAAAATTGGTCAAGGCGGATGGAATGGAACATACAAAGTATTCTCGCAGGTATTCCACAACTCCGACAACGCTTCGGCCCCTGCAAATGGCTCTACGTCTTTCAGCACCATCACTATTGGCTCAAACTACGTGGCGCTAGGTAGTATTAGCCAGTACTTGCTTATGACTGGAGTCCATTGGACAGCTGTATTCGAGGTTGCCTATGACGCTTCTCCTGGACGCTCATTTAGGCTTACTCTTTCTGGCGTAGGCTCTACGAACATCACATACTTCGCCGAGGAAATGCGATAATGTTTACGTTGGTTTGGATAGCGGCGGCTATTACGATAGCCGCATGGTTCTTCGACCCTAAAGACTGGGGTAAGCGATGAAAGCAGCATACGATTACAGTTTCATTGAGGGCGCTTACGCCCTCTTTGACCTTGCATTAAACGACGAAAGGCGTTATATTTTACCGTGTGCGGTGGAGTACGATATCCTTTTCGACAGCGGAATTCTTACCGTACGCACCGAAAAAGGATTCAAGTTCGACGGCAGGTCAGGCCCTAAAATCATCGACTGGTTTGCCCCGAATCTTGGCTCCTTGGAAGAACGAGTTGCGTGGCATATGCACGACGCTTTGGGTTACGGACAAAGTCTTAATTTCGTGCAAACTAACTACGCATTGAAATTTGTTCTGAAAGACCTTGCTGCATACAGCAATTTTAAATCAGAACTTATTCGTAATGCTGTTAGTTTGTCAAAGAGTTGGTACGGTTATCCGAAACCAGACGACGAATGGTACTGCAACGTTGGTAAAGTGAGGACAACATTTCATGCATTTTAAACGTAATTTCAGTAAAGCCCAATCGGCCAAGACCAAGTTCCGTAGAACAGCAAAATGGACCAAGTTCCGCCGCCATGTGAAAGCCAAGCAAAAAGTGGACCCTATCACTGGAAGCCCGTTGGCGCCTACGTGTTCAGTCCATCACTTGGACATGCGGGAAGCCAATTATGAAAACCTTGAAGACGAAACCCACTTTGTTGCGGTCAATTCCCAAAGCCACGAAACGATTCACTTCTTGTGGCAAGCTCGCTGCGGATGGCGCCGTGCAGTTCTTGGCCTCATACGAATCCTCAAAGACATGGAGAAGATAAATGGAGCTCCGTAGATTCAGTACAAAGAAAGGCTCCGTGCTCGGGATTCTTCGGCACGGCAAGTCCGTTTACTTCACATTGGAACCAGAAGACAACTTGCTGCCAGAGGGCTCGTATAACGTAATCAAGTACGATAGCCCGAAGAACGGAAGGTGCTTGCTGCTGTACAACGACGAAATACCCGCTACCCGTGGGTTTGAAATCCACGTTGGAAACTCCTTGCAGAATACCAAAGGCTGCATCTTGCTTGGTAATTCGTGCGACCTAGTGAAGCGGACTATCGGAGGAAGTAGAAAGGCCATCAAGCAGCTGCTTGAAGACCATGATAAGATTCTAGGAATCGGATATTGATATACCGTGTAAAAATATTTTTACATACATTTGGCCCAAAAACCCTTGCGAACGGACAGAAAAAATGCTAAACTATATGCAGAGACCCAAGCTCGCGAGGCGGAAAGTCTTACTTTTCATTTTTATTTCTTCGCGGGCTGCTCTCTACGGAAAGCAGCCCGTTTTAGCTGCAATGGGAAATAAAGATGAAATCTAAGATTCGCCGTGTAAAAGCAGGGGAAATATCATTCGCCGACTTCGCAACAGATGACACTGTTTATATTATCGGGCTTGATACCTTTTTCAATGACATCGAATACAAGAAAGATACTTTCGGCCATCAGTACGAACTAGGCCGAGTACTCCGAAAGAACGTACGAAACTCCGTAGTTGCCTATTTGCAAGACAACGATGTAACGCCCCGCACGTTTTCTGAATGGAAAGACCAGCCGCTCGAAACACTCTACCGCACGTTTTGCGACATTGATGGGGTAGGCCATACCACCGCTATCTTGCTTGTCGTGGCCGTTGCAAATCAACTTCCTCCGCTAGAAGATATAGTTGCTGCTGCACTCCACGACAGCTTGTTTGTGGCGCCTGCTGACAATGAAATGGAACGAATTCGTAGTAAATTCTACGGCCCCTATGATACTCGCCTTGCCGTGAAGAATATCTATACTTGTGCAAAGGTGATGTACAATGCCTATGTTCCGTCTTTAAAACTCCGAAACCCGCCTACAGAAGAAGCGGTGATGGAAAGAGTGTTCGACGAGTCCACAATTTGGATGTCCGATGATGGTCAGTACTGCATGGACAAAACTATTCACAGCCATGAGGAAGCCGTCTTACAACTTATCCAAGAGAAAGCGGAACCGCTGAACGAAATTAGCCCGCAAGGAGCAAGCGAAGACCAACTTGCCGCACTCAAAGGCGTATGCAACAGTTTCCGCCTTTGCTGCCTAAAAGGTATTCCAGGCAGCGGAAAGAGCCAAGTAATCAAATGGCTGCACGATGCGCTCGGAAGCCGAGTGCTGATTACAAGCTATACAAACAAAGCATGCGCTGTTCTCAATCAGCGTATCGTAGATTACCAAATAGCGGACTGCAAATGCATTCGCTCGGTGCTTTCTACATCAGCAATGGTTTCCTCAAACAAGAAGTTCGCAGCAGCCGTATCGAACGTGCAGTTGGTTATTGTTGACGAATCCAGTTTCTTGAGCACCAAGAGCCTCTACCATGTTCTCTATATCTTAAACCATTGTCAAAAGGGTTGTCGTCTTCTCCTTGTTGGCGACCCTGACCAGCTACCGCCAGTCCAAGAATACGGGCGCCCATTCTTGACCTTGTGCAAGTTCAGCGATGTGCTTGGCGCACAGGTATTTAAAATCGAAACATTTCACCGCTCCAACGCTGAATACATTTACAAGGCTTTTATCGGTTTACGAGAAGCAGGTTTCCACCGTGTAGATAGCCAAAGAGGCCAAGTGGAAATTATAAAGGCGCAAACGAGTCAGCTAGCAATCCAGCACCTTTGTGAAGCCTATGTAAGAACTTTGAAGACGAACAGCAGTGTATCAGCCATCGCAGAAACCAATGCCCACTGTAACGCAATCAACGCAGCCATGGCTGAAATGCTCTATGGCAAAACCCTTGATTACCGCAGGGGCGGATTCGAAGCCAAGCATGTAAAGGTAAATAAAGTTGGTATGCGGGCCGTAGTGATGGACAACTTGCGGGACAAAAGCAGGAACGTATTACTCACCAAGAACGAATTTGTTGATGTGGAGTTCGTTTACCCTGACAACAGCGTAATTGTTCGCCGTCGTATAAACGGTCAGCAGGTTAGCCTTAACGAAGAACAGGCCGATACCTATCTTCAAATAGGATGGGCTTGCACAGTCCACAAAGCACAGGGAAGTGAAGAAGACATCATCTACTACCTCTTCGATGCAAACGCAAACCGAGCAGGTATGGATTTCTCTTGCCAAAAGGAATTGAAGTATGTGGCCAACAGCCGTGCCAAGAACTTGCTGCGTATTGTTGCTATCGACAGCACTCTTGTTAACCTTATTGAGGGTGCTTCGGCAATCGACATAAGAACGGTTGACAATAGCCAAACATTAATGTATCTTAACAACAACTAATGAGGTAAAAATGAAAAGCGAAATAGCTTATGCTCTTAATCAACTAGGGCTTCGCCCACAAACATGGGATATTGGCGGTTGGGCCAAGCTTGCCCAGAAGCACAATCTTCCCGTAAACGTTATTGACTTGCAAGAAGATGATAGTTTGCCAACAAGCCGCAAAGACTTCGAACAGGCAGTGCTTGCCCACAAAGACTCCCTTTCCCGTGAAGCAGGAATTGGAAGCCTTATGCTAGATGCCGACAAGACAGTGACTGCTCAAAATAGCACTGAAATAATTGATGGTTGGCTTGCCGCATGTGAATCGAAATTGTTCCCCGCATACGTAGATACTGTCAGCGTTCTCGTAAAGAAGTTCTTGACCGAGAACTTTAGGTTCAGGTATGCGAAAGACGGTTCCCCGATTGTTTACAGAAGAAACCCAGAAGCCGAGGGAACTATTTGGTTGGAAGTGGAAGATTCTACGCAGCCGTTTACAACGCTCCAAGGTTCTCTTCGCAGGGAGTTGGAGAAGTGTTTGGTTGCTACATCGAAAGCGAAAGAGGTTGACGTATACTTCAAAAAAGACGGAGAAGTTCACTACGCAACGAACATACCTTTCTACAAGCTCTATATTCGTTTCCGCGAGGAAATCTTCAACACAATCAAGGGCCGTGCTGATAATGTTCAGCGTATCAAGAATATCGTGAACAACAAAATCGAAGACCTTAAACGCCAACATGAGGGTGGATTAAGTCGTGGAGAAATCGAAGGCGGACTTAAAAATGTGGACGAAATGCTTTCTTCACTCAACAACAAACTGAATTCATTTGGGTTTATCTATGACGCTGACTTTGAGCCGAAGCTGCTTACCAATGACCCTACTGTAGATGCATATGCATACTTTGACCTTAACAAGCTGCAAGATGGGCCAACTCCTGACTTTGACGGATTCCTTGATGCAGTCGTTCCAGAATGCCGTGAATCATTGATGGCTGCTATCTACGCTACCGTTTATGCTCCATCACAGCTCAATCAGTATATTTGGTTACACGGCGAGGGCGGTGATGGCAAATCCAGTTTCCTGAATGCTCTTCGCAAGTATCTTGGTGGAAATCTTGCTTGCAGTCTTGGCCAAACGCTCAACAGCGACTTCGGTCTGGAAGATGCCGTTGGCAAGAGAATGGTCATCCTTTCTGACGTGAAGACTGGTCTTTCCGTCAAGAGCCAGTTGATTCATAACTTGACTGGCCATGACCCAATAAGCATCAACAGAAAGAACAAGCCAATCATTACGACCGTCCTTGAACCGATTGTCTGGATAGCAGCCAATGAAAGCCCTGACGTAAACTTCGATGCCGAAAACGAATCTCGCCGTTGCCTTTACATCAAGATGCAAACTCCGTCAGAAAAAACGCTGCGTAAGTTTTCCGTATTAAACAAGGATGGCTCGTTCCGCCTTGACTCGAAGGGTCGTCGAATCAACAACGGATATGACTTGACAGGCGGTTTGCTGAAAGAAATGCCCGCTATTCTTTACAAGTGTCAGCAGGTGTTCTTCAAGGTAAGCCCACCACCGTATAGCGTGATTGTCCAGAATAATCAACAGCACAGCTTGGCTGTTGAGCAATGCGTTGATATCGATGCCGATGCTTGGGCATTCTACATTGAGGAGGCTTTCGAATTCGATGCGGAAAGCGTTATGGCCCTTCCCGAGGCAATGGAAGCTGTACAGGATGTCCGTTCTCTTCATGGAGAAAAGACAGCCTTGACCCCATTCAACAAAAGAGATATCCGCCGTTTGCTTACAACTAAATACAGTTGTAAGGTAAAGACAGTCAAAGGCTACCGCAAAATTTGCGGAATCCGACGCAAAGAATAAATCAAAATAACCGTAAATGAAACAAAACCCCTAGGATTCCTAGAGGTTTTCTTTATGGATTCCCTAACTAGAAATGTGAAAAGTGCAAGAAGTGCAAGGTAAAAAACGGCAAAAGTGCAAGACATATCGCACCACTTTATCCCGCGTAGTTACTGGGCTGGCGGCGATTTGGTGTAAGGGTGCAATAGTTTTCTTACTTTAAAAATAAAAAAGAAAAAAAAGAATATATATAATAAGGAAATATATATAATAGGAGGTTGGAAAACTCTTGCATTTTGAACACCCTTGAACCTCTTGACATTCTCCGCTGGTTTTTATATCTTATAAACTGTTGACGAGGAACGGCCCCTCAAAGAGCCGTAGGAATAAGACTATGAAAAGTTATGCGATAGATTTCGAGTATCAAGACCTAGGCAGCTCCTATCGATTGGTATGCT